CAGGGGTGGCGGTCACGGTGGTAAGTCTGGCTCGTCGGTTCCTGGTGGCGCTGGCGGAACCGGAACAGCCGGAACTGGTGGATTTGATTCCGCGCCTGCACTTCCTTCTGGATACCCCATTAGGCTTACTTCAGCAGACGCGAATGGGCTTGGAGTATCAAACACCGGGCTAAATGCTGGGGGCGGAGGCGGATCGTCTTATCGCGGGCAGGGAGGCGCTGGCGGCTCATCCGGTTCTAACGGTTCAGCCGGTTCCGGCTTCGGCGCGGGGGGCGGCGGGGGCGGGCGCAACACTGGAACAGGCGGCGCAGGTTCCGGTGGCCGCATTTACCTAGAGCCGCTGGGAGTCTGGTGATGAGCCGATACGCACAAATTATCAACGGCGTGGCTGTCAACGTCATTGAATCCGCAAATCCACCTGGCGGGAATTGGGTGCAATGCACAACCCAAGGCCCAGGCTGGCTTTTTGACGGCCAAACGTGGTCGCCACCAACGACAGAACCAACCGTTCCGCAAAGAGTGCTGCGCGGGCCTGCCTTAAAGATTATTTTTACTCAACTCAACAGGACAAAGGCCGATTTGCTAGCAATGGCAGATGCGTTGCCAGACCCTCAGAAAACATTGATGCGGATTGACATTGAAGAGTCAACGCACTTTGAACGCAACAACCCGACATTGCTGGCGCTGGCTCAGTCACTGAACCTCACATCTCAACAGTTGGACGACTTGTTTATCGCAGCCGCAGCTATATGAGCCAACTCACCCTCATCTACAGCCGCAGCCATGACGTTGGAAGCCTGGCCATCCGTGCCGCGTCGTGGTGGGGGCCTTGGGCACACTGCGGCATCGTCACACCGCACAACACGGTGATCGAAGCCATGGCAAGCACAGGGGTTGTTGAAACCCCACTGCGCGAATTTGAAGCGCGCGTGAGTGCCTGTGTGGCTGTGCGCCGCGAATGCCCCAACCCGCTGGCCTCTTTGGTGTTTGCGCTGGGCCAAAAAGGCAAGAAATACGACTGGGGCGCGGTGCTTGGAATCCCGTTCCGCGAGCCTTGGGAACACCCAGGGCGCTGGTTTTGCAGCGAGCTTGTAGAGGCGGCATTCATCGCAGGCGGACGCCGCCGTTTTGACTCCGACGTGTGGCGAATTACACCCACGCAGTCCTTCAATGTTTTATGAGGCCAGCCATGCCAGAAGACCAAATCGACCCCATCGGCACCATCCCTGGCACGCTTGATGAGCTTGGCGCTACGTTCAAGGCGCGCGACGCTGAAGTCATTAGAGCAATCAACAACAACCATCGGCTGATGATGGAGAAATTTGCGGAGGGAAATGGACGCTTCAGCCGCATAGAACAAGACCTTGCAGAGAACACCCGCAAGACCAACAAGATTGACAAGACGTTGACTTCGCTATCCGAAGAATTGGTAGAGATGATCGAAGTAGCGAAGGCTGCAAAGGGCGCGATCAAGGTGTTGAACTGGATCGGGGCGCTTGCGAAGCCTCTTAGCTACATCGCAGGTTTTATTGCGGCCTGTGTTGGCATTTACACCGCATTCAAAACAGGCGTCGGCATCAAATGAGCGTCAAGGCGCGGGTTATCGCTGGTGGTGCAGCACTGGCTGTCAGTGGCCTAGTGTTAGTCCAAGATGATTTGGTTTCGTTCATCTCCAGGTGGGAGGGGCGCGGAACCACGGTCTACGCAGACAAGCTAGCTGGAGGTTTGCCAACTGCATGCGGCGGCATAACAAAGCACACCAGCCCGATCCCTGTTGTTGTCGGCGAGGTTTGGCCTGAGGAAGTTTGCCAAGAAATCATTGGCAACGTCATCAAGAAGACGCAGCTATCACTTGTGGAGTGCCTTAAGCCGGGTGTGCCACAGAATCCATTTAACGCCCTTAGCTCGCACGCGCACAACTTTGGCGTCTCCGCAACTTGTTCAAGCAAGGCTGTCGAGCTAATCAATGCGGGCAAGATTCGTGAAGGCTGCGAGTCGTTGAGCAAAACACCAAGCGGCAAGCCGAATTGGTCTTCGGTCAAGACTGGGCGGATTGTTGATGGAAAGCCAGAGTTCAAGTTTGTGCAAGGCCTATACAACCGGCGCTTGGCAGAAACAGCGCTATGCCTGAAGGGGCTTCCATGAATCGTTTTCTCAGCCGCAAATTCATCTCCGCCATGTCGGCCTTATCAAGCGCGACTTGGCTTGTGTACAGCGGGCACATTGCTGACGGGGTTTATAGCGCTGTCGTTATCGCAACAGTCGCGGCCTACATCACAGGCAACGTTACCCAAAAAGCGCTGACGAAAGACGCGCAATGATCCCGCTGCGCCTGTACATCTATGCCGCCGCAGTCTTGGCGATTGTTGGCGCTCTTTGGGGTTATGGGCACCACCAGAAGCAGCAGGGCAGGGCAGATGTTCAGGCCAAATTCGATGCCTACATTGCCAAACAAAACGCCGACACGCTGCAAGCCAGCCTTGCGAACCAAGAAACCTCGCTGCTCAAACAAAAGTCAGTGGATAGGAGCCGACAAAATGATTTCGAGAATGCCAAGAAAGTTGCCGCTGCCAATGCTCGCCTTAGCGGCACTGTTGCAGGGCTGCACGACACCATCGCCGCCCTCAATAATCGCCCCAAAGCCGGTAACACTACCGAAGCCAGCGCCAGAGCTTATGCAGAAGCCAAAACCGCCCGAGACTTACTCGGAGAATGCGCAAGCCGATATACAGCGCTGGCGGGAGAAGCTGGCGAACTCGCCAAGCAAGTAATTGGGCTTCAGGGGTTTGTGTTGGCGCTTGAGTAGCGTTTTGGTTGGTGATAACTCTATCTGAGTCGGTGGGTGGATTCCGCCTGCGCTAAACTAACCACAAGCCGCCCCGCTAGATTCCCGCTAACCGTGATCTTCTCATAGGTAAGCCGATTCCGACCCGAGGCACCAGAACAAACACAACTTTTTTATCGCTTTTAGCTGCTATTTGTCTCTCAAAGTAGCTTTGTGTTTGTCGCAAATTCCCGCTATTTATTCCCATTAGCCGCTTGAGCGGCCCGCTAAGTTCCCGCTTTCGATCCCGCTACACTGCGCACCTCGTGCAATGGGAGCAGTCGTGGCGTATCTCAGGAAGCAGGGCAACAAGTGGCGGGCCGAAGTCGAGCGCAACGGCGTGCGCAGGTCTGCGTCCTTCGACACCAAGACTGCGGCCCAACTTTGGGCATTGCAGGAAGAGGCCGAAATTCTGTCCGAGAAGAACGGCGCATTCCCGAGAAAGACGTTTTCCGAAACTCTCGACAAGTACGCTCTAGATGTGAGCAGCGGCAAGGCTGGCGAGCGCTTTGAACTGCTACGCATGGCGGCGTTCAAGCGAGACTTCCCGGCTCTGGCTGGCAAGCAGCTTGTGGAAGTGTCCACATCAGACTTGGCGGCGTGGCGTGATGCCCGACTAGCAAAAGTCAGCAAGGGCTCAGTGCAGCGCGACATCAACCTGCTTGCGCACGTCTTCACCAAAGCCGTTGAAGAATGGCAATGGGCTCCATCATCCCCATTCAAGGGCCTGCAAGCCCCAGGCGACAACCCATCCCGCGAACGATTGCCAACCATCAGCGAGATTCGACGCATTGTTCGCTGGCTTGGGTTCAAGACCGGGCGGATTCCAAAGTCCAAGCAAGAAGAGGTGGCATTTGCCTTCATGCTTTCCCTGCGCACCGGCATGCGGGCGGGTGAGGTTTTGCAGCTTGGCCCGTCCGTCATCACCGGTTCAGTCGCCACGGTCAAGCACAAGATGCAATACCGCACCGGCAAGCCCCGCAAAATCCCGCTTTCTAAGCATGCGCTGCGGCTGCTCAAGGGGTTCAATGGCTTCACCATATCAAGCGAATCCCTAGACGTTATATTTCGGCGAGCCCGTGATTCATTGCTCATCGAAGACCTCCACTTCCACGATGCCCGCGCCTATGCACTGACACTGTTCAGCAAAAAGGTGGGCGTAATGGAGCTGGCGCGAATCAGTGGGCACAAAGACCTCCGCATTCTGTTGACGGTTTACTACCGAACAACCGAGGAAGAGATAGCGGCCCGTCTGGGCTGACGCAGCCACTCGCGCACGTCATTGATGTTCCAGCGGCGTGTCTTCTGCGTCGCGTTTTGAACCGGCTCTGGAAAGTCTGGCCGCTTCGTCCATCGGTTCGTTACCTGTTTTCGAGTGACCTTTGCCATCGCTGCGATCTGTGCGGTGTCAACTAGGTTTGCCTCGTCAATCTCTGCGCTGTGCATCCAACTGCTCCCTCTGCTTCCGTTCCCGTTCCATCTGAGCAAACACATCGGCCAATCGATACGGCATGTATGCTGGCTGTCGCTTGGCCTGTGTGGCTTGCTGGCGTTGTCGTTGGCGGCGGCTCATGGCTTTTCTCCTGGTGGCGGTGGCTGCGGCATCCAATGCGTAGGTGGTCGTTCCCTGCTGATTGACACACGACCCATGTCGTCGGTTCGGTTCCAAAATGGTCTTGATCTCTTGGCGTTGCTGTCTAAATCCCATTTCGCGCACGAGGCAACACCTTTCCAGGTTGGCGGGAAAACCATCACATAAGACCCATCCTTCGGTGCTGATTCAATAGGTTGCCACTCCATCACTCACCCCCAATCCCGTTGGCTTTGAGAACTGCCGCCTCGATGATGTCTGCAATTTCTTCGAACTCCTCTCGATCCAGTTTCAAGGGGAGCCCGCTTTTTATAAAAAGCACACTCAACTGCTCATCCGTCAACCTCACCGGCTCGCGCTTTGGTTGCGCATTCAGCGCGTTCTTCAACGCAACCATCGTGCCCTCGCACTCCAAGCGCGCCTGATGGTCTTCAGCAATTCCACGCGCTGCACCTAGCAGCTCAAAAGCACGCACCACATCTTCAGCTCGTTGCCTGACCATATTGCGGTTTTGCGCAACATGGTTCTGATCCAGTGCGTCAGCCAACATGCCGTACCGTTTAGCCTCAACCAGTTTCGCCTCGCCTTCTGGTGTGCCGAGTAGTTCGGACGCTTCTCGCTGGGCCTGGGCTTGCCAGTCGCGTGGCGTCAGTAGCTTGTCGCTCATGTGGTTTCTTTCTTATATGAATTCTTAAAATCCATGTAGTCGCGCAAGGCTTTTGTTTTGTCAGAACCTTGCGCCTCAAAAACCTCAAGCGCATGTGCCATGGCGTCAGCGTGAGACCTCCATAGCATTAGTTCCGCTGCCAGCACGGCCTGGGCATAGGCTTCGCGGTGGGCGAGCATTTGTTCTGCGGTGAAGTCACCTGTTAGGAAGTTTCTACCCTCACCGCTATGGTCGTAGTCCCATTCCTGCGCTAGAGGCTCAGGCAGCGGCACGTCCACAGCCTCGCCAGCAATACCACCACGAACCAACTCAGCGGAATCTCGGATTGATTCGACCAGTACCGTTTTCAGTTCCGGGCTCAGATTCCGTGCGGTGTGACGCATGCACACCTCTTTCGGCTCGTCGCGAAACATGTAGCACCATCCGCCATCCGGGTTGCGCTTGTGATCGCATGCCGCGCAGTTGTTTGGGTTGCTCGCGGTGGCCGCTGGCTCGCTGCACTCCAACCGAGCAAAACTCAACGCCCGCAACTTTGCGTCAATGTCAGCCACTGGATCGCGCATGAAGTCGATGCTGATCCCGTGCTGCTGGCCGTGTGCCTCACCGTCGTCAAAGTACGTGTTCGGCATTGCTGTGCGAAGTGCAAGCAAGATGCGAAGGTGGCGCTCATCACTGCTTGAGGGCATGCCGTCCGCGCGTGGCGCTGGCTCGCTGGGCTGCGCCGGGGAGGTGTCGATAGGCTGTGTCATTTCATGTTCCTCGCTACTTCCGCAGCAGCCCTCGTGCTCGCCAGTCTGCGTGCGGCTTGTTCGTTGAACAGTCTTGCTACAAACGCCGCCTCTTTTAAGACAGCCGTCCTGGCAGCCGTGGCACAGCAGCCGCCGTGATCCCAAATGTTTTCCGTGGAGCCCCTGTGTGGCGGTATCGAAGCTGTTACCAGCCCGCCACTCCAGGTTATGCGCATGTGGAGCTTTTCTTTTAGTGCTACGCCGTCCTTATCCTCAAGGTCTGGGCGCCATGGCACTGTGCCGAGTTTGTCGATGAGCAGCATGCACTCTGCCTCTTCGTCCCAGCGCACTTGATACCCCGCCGCCCGCGCCGCCAGCTCAAGCAGTTCTCTTTTGTCTTTCACGGTGTCACCTCATCACGAATACGTTGCAGAGATGCAATGAGCCAGTCGAGTTCTTCTACTGGGAATGAGATGCCGTTGACGCTCTCAAACTCAATGTTCGAGACGTTAAGGCGGACTGCAAATTCCACGCCACTGTCGTCGCTGTAGCGCTTCTCGAATGCGATGGCTGACGCCTTCAACTCTTCTGCTTTGCTCACTCTGTGCTCCTTGGTGCGTTGTCCCGCAGCCGCCTATAAATCACCCGCGCTTCCTTCTTGCTCCGCTCACGCCACCGTGGCGCAAACGGCCTTTCGCACATCTGGCCGTCTTGCCACGACTCCCCGCAGCGCAGGCATGTGTGGTCATGCCCGTACCACGGCGTGTGTCGCCAGACCATGTACGTGCGGCGCTTGCATGTTGGGCAATGGTTGCGGCTTATGCCGAACGAGTCTGGCTGCGGCGCGTGGACGTGCAGAACGGCGCTCACTTCAGCACCCCCCTCTCCGCCGCTTCGATTACGGCAAGGGCGATGCAGGTGCGGGGGTCGGTGTGCCAGGCAAAGACTCCGGGCTGTTGAATGCCAAACGCCATCGAGTTCGGCCACCACTGCGGCATCATCCTGTACCTCTCAGCGATGGGGTAAATTACATCAAGCGCGCTGTGGTCAAACAACCACCAAGCAGAGTCAGGGCCGCGCCAGCATCTGCGCACAAACACTGCGGCAACGCTGGCTTCAACATCCTCCGTCTGGTAGCCAATAGCCAGCGCGAGGCGGCGGTCAATTTCTAGGTTTGTCATTTGGTGTTTCCTTGTGTGCCGGGCTTCATGCCCTTTACGTTTCCGTGCCTGCCCTGCGCCCGGGCTAGTTCGCGGCGGGCCGCCTCCAGTTGGCTCTTCGTCATCGTCAGCAGGTACTTGTGCGCCTCTTCCCATGTCGGGAAGTAGTTGTCGGCCTTCGCACGGCGGGCATTGCTTGGAGTGCAATCAGCGAGCACGATCTGCTGTGCCGTTTCACGAAGCACCCGCACCGGCCTTATGGTGGCTGTGGTTCCGAATTTGCTGGCCTCCACCTCGTACCAGGTGGCGGGCTCAGGCGTCGATGCTGCGTCTGTCATATTCATCCTTGTGCGGCGTGGGTGTGGGGTGCAGGGTTAGGCAGCAATGCTCTCCGGCCACAGTGAGCGGATTACGTCCTCGCGGTCTTCTGTGCTGTAGCCATAGCCAGCATCCTCAAGGCCCGCGCCTACCCCGTAGCCGCTCCAGCCATGCCACAGATTGCCGTCAGGCTGAGTCAGCTTTGCATACTGGTAATGGTTGTCCTCTTCTCTAAAAAAGACCTCCAGCAGCCAGCCATCAACTTCAAACGCGCAATGCGTTTCGCTGTTCCTAAAGTAATCGGTGTTTAGCCAGCGGTGCGTCTTGCCTTCCTTGTCCGTCCACGTCGCAACAGCGTCCGGCGTCATGTCTTTCAGTAGCACAAGCTCGTCCAGTCCATCCGGGCCGCGATGAATACTGACGTAGCTTTGCTTGTAGAGCACAACGTAAATTGGCCCATCACCAAGCACAACATGCCCGCTCGGCCATTCGCGGCGCTTTTCGTACTCTTCTTTGCCCCCCGCCGCATAGGCCGCAAACCCAGGCCACATCCCCGGCGACCCAAACACATCGCCATCGGGGCTAATCGTGGCGTCGCTGCGCTCTGCAACGCGCTGCCCGTTTCTGTAGGCGTAACCGCCATAGTCGCTATATGCCATCTTTACTCACTCCAAATTAGTACATCGCTCAGACTGGGCGGGCGGGGTTACTTCTCGGAGAAGGCGATCACATCGGCTGGCACGCTGCGCTTTGACTGGTTCGTCACCAGCAGTTGAACTTTGACGGTTCGCAGAATCTCTCTTGCCTGAGCTGCGATGGCATCCCCTTGCCCCGGCTGCACAGTGCCGGTCTTGATGTCGTTGAGTGTTTCCCACAACGCTTTTTTGAGGTTCGTTGCGGTCAGGTCTTTGCTATCTGTGGTCATAGTGATCTCCTGCGCTGAAGCGCTTTGTTTAGGGTTCCATTGGCCGAATAAATCTCATAGCGCGTGGCCCGCGCAGCTATCTCGTTTTCAATGTCTTGGAGCAACATGAATGCGTCAGAGAACTCGCCAAACATCTGGTTTGCTCTACGCTTCCTGTCGTACTCTCTTTTCCATTCGCGGTACTCTGGGCGGCGGCAGTACTCGACATGCTTCGGCATCCGCGCCTTGCGCTCAACTGCTGCCTTCACTGGGTCATAGGCGCGCTTGAAGTAAGCCGCCTTTTCGGCTTTAAGCCTTTCGGCCAAAGCAAGCCGCCGCTTTGCGTCGTACGCGCTCTTTGCAGCTTTGCGTTCGGCATCCGTCAGCGGCACTGCGCGTCGTCTCGCCAGTCCAGCACACACCCGCCCGCAGTAGAGCGGGGCACCGGCCTTGGCCGCTCTGTTGACGTAAGCGCTGCGAGTCTCAAACTTCGATGTGCAGTGCGGGCAAACAACTTCCATCATCATTCCCTTCGTTTGGTTGGCCGGGTTGCATCCTGTGGCCAGGGGGTTGTTGTCTATTTGGCCGGGCCATTGCTCGGATGTAGCGCAGCCAGCATCGGGGCAAGTTTTCCGGCATCGTTCAACGCACTTAACCGCTCCAGGCATTTGGTCAACTGTTCCAACTGGTCTAGCCGCTTCTCGAAATCAGGCCCAACCAGCTTGGTTACTTTGTTCATGGCATCGGTCATTTGCGCAGACATATCCTTTGCTCGGCCAATGGAGTCTTTTGCTCGCTTGCTAAGGCTGTCCATCTGAGCATGCATGGCGTCTGACGACTGCAAGATGGTTTTGGTTGCTGTTTCAAACGCTTCTGTGGCTTCGTCTAGGTTCTTTGTCATAACGTTCATCTTTCTTCCAATGATGTTTCCATAGTCATCGACCATGATTTTTTCGATGTTGCTGAATGGAATGCCGGCCTTTTCAGAACTGGCTACGATTTGTCGCGCTGAGTAGTGCATGTTTTTTCCTAGAACGGGATGTCATCGTCCATTTCGTCAAACCCCGTCGATGCCTTCGCTGGCGCAGCCTTAGGCGCAGCAGCCGGTGCAGGGCGGGCTGACTGTTGAGCATCGTCGCGGCCACCAAGCATTTGCATCTCATGGGCGATGATTTCGGTGGTGTAAACGTCTTGCCCCTCTTTGTTTTGCCACTTGCGCGTCTTGAGTCGGCCTTCGATGTAGATTGGTCGCCCGCGCTTCACATATTCGCCAACAACTTCGGCCAAGCGGTCGTAGAACACGCACCGATGCCACTCGGTTTCTTCTTGCTTCTCGCCACTGGTTTTGTCTTTCCATGAGCGAGTGGTGGCAACGCTGATGTTGCAGATTGCTGACCCGCTGGGGGTGTAGCGCACCTCCGGGTCTTTTCCGACATTGCCTATAAGAATGGTTTTGTTCACAGATGCCATTACGCTGCTTCCTTCTCTTTTGCAAGTTTCTTAATTGATGAACGAATGTTCGACGGCAGCAGCGACCAGAAGGCGACACGCTGATCGTTGTCAAAGTTCTGGTTCGTGTACTTGTCGAAAACCAGTTTCGGCCCGTTTTCTTGCGTGAACTCAATCTTCATTTCTTCAGCCAGTTCTCGCATGTAGTTCTGGTCTTCGATGGACATAGCCTCAAGCATCCCGTCGGTGCCTTTGATGACACCGGGGCCTTTGGCGTATGTCTCATTGGCCGCTATGTCAGCTAGCCCTTCGCCGCCCTCTGTGTTGAGGTAGTGAACAGCAGCATCAAGGCGGTCTGTCTTCGGCCATGTCTTGTAGGCGCGTTTGATAACGGTCTTCTTGACCATCTCGCCTTCGTCTGTCACCCACGGGCATTTGCGCTTGTCCTTCTCCCATGCCTTCCATGCGCTTGAGCGGTTGCGTATGTCGTAAACCTCTTGGATGCTCATGCAGGCGGTCAGGTAGTCGCCGTCCTTTGTTTTCACGACAACGTAAGCGCCGACAATCTCGCCTCGATCTGGAGAGAATGGATTGCGGCCATGAGTGGGCGGCTTGTCAAAGCCGTTCAGCATGAAGCTGTCTTGCTGGTAAACAAGTTCTGCCTGCCCCCACATGAGTGAACCCGACTGAATCGCCAGGTCGAGCAAGCCCATATAGCTAATGTCCAGGCAGATGCGGCCATCACGCGGCACCAGATACGCCTGCTTCTTCGCCGGGTTCAGGCTGATCCCAATGGCCGCAATGTTTGTCACCGCATTGATGACTGATTGCCGGTTCTGAGTGGCGATCTTCATCGCGTAGTCGTTCGACATCAGCAACTGAATTGCAAACCCGGCCTCACGCTCAAAGCTCAGTGTGTTCTGCGCTATCGAATTGAACGTGTCTTTCACGCCCATGATGTCGCCCGTAATGATCTGTAGTGCGTTGCTCATTGCATCTGTTCCTTCTGTTTCGGAAGCGCCTTCCAGTTAGGCCCCAGCAGCCGAATCATTCGCGCCCATGCCAACCTGTTGTGGCGATTTGTGCTCGGTGGCACAAGATCACTGTTGAAGTGACGGCGGGCCATGCGTAGTAGGGTTGTGTTCATATCGTTCCTTTGGATTCTTCGGACAGCGCGGCGTAGATCTCGTGAATAACTTCGTTTGTTTGAGCAATTGGCCTTGTCAGCTCTGTGTGGTACTCAAGCACCGACAAACCTCTGCGCAACAGGTCGCTGAGTCGGGTGATCTTTAAATTTTTCCGAATAATTTCGGTGTCTTTGTCCCAGAAAATCTCGCGCATACGATCCGCATCCCTGCGCAGTTGATTCGCCTCTTCGTCTTTCTCTTTGAGAATCAAAGTCATCCTGTCAACCATGCCGCGAAGCCGTGGGACTTCAACTTGCAGGCTGTCTATCTGTGCCTGCATCGCGTCGATTTCTTTCAGCGCTTCGGAATACAAAACGTAGTACTCGTCGTGAGCCGTGTCGTCCCTCGTTAGTACTCTCATAGAACCCCCGCCACCAAAGCCACAACAACAGCCACCAGCAGCGCCGCATTGATGCGGTCAACTACGCGCCAACTCATGCCGACACCATGGCCAACGTCAAGGCAACGGCCCAGCAAGCCCAGACAAGAAGCCAAGCAATAACTGCCATTCCGCCAATCTCGTCTTGCTGCGCTTCGGCGTGGTCTTGTTCGTTTAGTCCGTAGTGGTTCATGATTGGCCTTTCGCTTTGGCTATGGCTGTGCGGGCTGCAATAACAAAAGGCATTGAGTCGTTCGGTATTCCGTCGAATTCGCACCTTTCAACAAGAGCTTTAAGCGCTTCGAGCAAGTCAGGCGCGGCTGATATGAGGTTTGCGTTGGCCACGTTTTCCTCGTCCGGTCTTTTTGTCCTAGTGCCTGCAATTGGGTAACCAACGACAGAATCAACAACCACGCAAGAGTCTTCACGAAGAATCCATGGGCCAGGTGTGTGTTCGCTCATACCAGCCTCTCCACCAAGTCGTCAGGGTGTTCAACACCGATTCGCGCCCCAGCCTTACCGTCTGCCCTGGTGTGAACCAGTCGATACCCAGCAATAGCTGAATGCACCCAAGACAACACCGGCATTAGCCCAGGCAGTTCGGTTGAAATCACAGTGGCTTTGTTGCCTGCGCGTGTTTTCCAAATCTGATCGCGCTCGATCTCTTTGCGGTCGGTCACTTCTCTTCTCCCTCAAACTCAGCAATAAGCATGTCTAGCCAGGCGTGGCGGTGGGCTTGGAGGCGTTCTGGTGGGTAGTCCTCTGCATCGATACCTTTGTGTTTAAGCCATTGATTAAGAAAATTGAATGGCGATAGGCGGATGCGAATTACATCGCTTGCCGCGTGTCTAGCCTCGTGCCGCGAATCAACCAATGCGTTGCAGATGAAGGTGAATTTGTCTGCATAAAAAGAAGGTGCCCCATCCCACAACAACGACTTAGCCGCACGAAACGCAGCAGCGATGGCTTTGCGGTCGGTCATCTCACACCTCCACACAATTAACGCCATACACAGCACCAATACGGTGTCCGATAGCGATGGCAAACGAGTCGCCAGCCTTGATGCGTTGCCCCAAAAGCTGCACCAGGTCTTGCATCACCCGGTCGTTCACGGCTGGATGGCATGGCAGGTCTTGGACTACTTGCCAAGCCCGCAGGTGTTGGCGTGGCGCGGCATTCCAGGGAGCGGAAATGATTTGATGCCCGCCTGCCTTGATTGCGTTGATGATGCAATCCGAATAAACATCAGCCGCACCATCAAGCGCTTCGGCTTCAATCGCCTGAGCTTCTGTGTACTGCGCTGCTGCTGTTACTGGTTCGATGTGCTGCATGGTGTTCACCTCAAGCGTTTGGGTCAAAGTGATTGACCGTGTTGGCAATACGCAGGCTCATCTTGTTGACAAGGTGAGCGTCCGGGATGCTCCCAACGCCGTGGTTTGCCTCGTGGCAGTAATCGACGCGGCTACCAACAATGTTTTTCTCTGAGACGGCAAAGGTGTGAACCCAGTAGGTTCCGTCTGAGCAGCGAGCTACTTCAACTTCCCCGCCTGGAAACCTGATAACCGCCGTTGATGGCTCAGGATTACTCTTGTTGCCCTTGAACTCAATCAGTACAGCATCGTCGCTGTGGACTACTTTTGCTTTTGCCATGATTTGCCCCTTACTTCTTAGCTAATGCCCAAACCCGGCCATGCCCGTCTTCACAGCGCGTGACTGCACGCACCATGAAAGGCTTCTTGCGGGTGGCGATGTACTTGCGCAGCGCGTTGCTGATGCGGTTGATTTCGTCTGACTCGCACACCACACACGAACCAGCCTTGAGCTGCGAAAACAGTTCGTCGTATTTCGACTTGACCAAGCGCACACCAGTTGGCAATGGCTGGTTATGCTCAACACGCAGCATTGATGCATCGACTGGCTCGCTGCGCTTCTTGGCTGCTTTTGGGAAGGGGCTGACTCTTGCTGCGTTGCTCACTTTGTCTCTCCTGGCTTGTTGGAAGCGATGGGGATATTGAACCATAGTTCATACAAAGACGCAACCATAGTTCATAAAAAAGATTTGCTATTTCTGACTCCTCGGTCAGTAAGCGGTGAGCGGGCGTAAAAAAGCCCGCACGCGGCGGGCTGTTGGGGGAGAGTGCTGGTTAACTTGGTGAAGATGCCGCCACCTCGGGCGGTTTAGCTGCTGGCGTTGGTTGTTGTGGCGGCGCAATGGTGCATTTTTTGGCTACAGCGGCTTGCTGAATCGCGTCATATTCACCCTTCAATCTGGCGTACTCCGCCTCCTGCTGCTTCGTGCCACCAAGAGCAAAAAGGGCGGGCCAAAACAAGATCATTCCGACGCCCATTAGCGCTTTGTCGTTGGATGAGGCTTCATCAAGCCTGCCACCGAGTTGTGCTGTTCGTACTTGTATGCGCTGGGCTTCTGCGGCAAGCTGTTCGCAGTCAAAAGACTGATATTGCATTGGCGAAACGTAAGCCGGGGCAACGTCCTTAGATGCTGTTGCACAGCCAGATAGCACAATTGCCAAGCAAATGGCAGACACAACAATTTTTTTCACAGTGTTCCTTTTCATCAAAACAGACCCCATGTCCGTCTAATGCACTCTACTTTAACCTTCGATGCAACCCCCTTAAATGGGGTATTTGCCAATTGTGGATATTTTGGAAGATTCAAAAGTTGGGCGTTTGTCTGGATGTTTGTATGCGGTTTTTGTCTTCTGTCGCAAGGTCTGAGGCCTCGATCTTTTCCAAAACTTGTTCAATAGCCTGTTGAACCATTCCTTTCTGTCTCTCTGTAAGCGCCTCGAATCTTGATATGTCTGTAGAGAACGGCCAGGAAGACGCCTCACCTATAGCTAGCCAGCTTGGGTCAACCCCCAAAAACTTCGCCGCTTTGGCGTTGTTGGTCGCCGACAACTCCTTTGTTTTGCCGTCTGGCAGCTTTCTTACGGCTTGAATCGTTAGCCCTAAATGCTTCGCTAAGTCAGCAAGCGAGACGCTGCGCGCCTTCATGGCTGATTCAAGTCGAGACCAATACTCAGTCGGGTTTTTTTGCGTTTCCATCGTCTCAACGTAACGATGTCAAAAAACTATAGTTGCGCACAGCGATGAACTATGGTTCAATGTCGCCATGTTGAAAAAACAAGCGATTGAACTTCTAGGCGGGACTGTTGCAGAAGCTGCAAAGCGGCTTGGCGTGACATATCAGGCTGTAAGGAAGTGGCCTGAACTGCTGCCGCCGCGCATCTCTGACCGTGTTCTTGCAGCACTCGCAAGACAACACCTTCCGCCAGAGCTTCTAACCCCTGATGAGGTGAAGCCATGAGCCACAACCAAACCTCCTGGGGATGCTACGGACTCGAAGCCAGCATCTCTTTCACCATCGCCACGGTGGTGTTTTTTATTCAAAGCCTGCGCTCCTTAGCTGCTGCCACGAACTGCGCAGCCAAGGCCATTAGCGCACGTTGCACAAGCGCCCGCACTGCGGCGGCTGCCCACTCCTGATCTGATTTTTTGGTGTTTGTCATGACCTCAACTGTGTCCGCAACCGAATGGAAACTGCAAGCAAGTGGTGGAAACCACTCGCAAGTTGCCATGCCTTTTCTGTCTGCTGTCGCGCTTCCTGAGCCCATGCCACCACACGTTGTTTCCCGCGCCACGTTCAGCGGTTGCCTGAATGACGCAGTTCGGCATAGCGGCAAAGAAGACCAAGAGATCGCCGACGAAATCCACATCAGCAGCGGCTACATGAGCAGATTCATGCGTGGTGTGGCCGAGCAGTGGGCAAAGCGCCTTGTTCGCTTCATGCGCTCCACCAACAGCCTTGCGCCGCTTCAGTGGTTGGCTGAACAGATGGGCTGCGACCTTGTGCAGCGTGACAGCAGGGCGGCTGAAGTGGCGGCTTTGAAACAGCGATTAAACGAACTGGAGAAGGCTGCATGAGCGTCGATTTCTTATCTACACGAGAAACCACAAGTATTGAAACAAGACGATGCGCGAATCTTGTTTTGGCAATCATTGTTCAGGCGATAAGAGACGCGGCAGAAAAGCCAACAAAAGACGAACTACAGCTTAGAAAAAACAATTCTCTTGCCAGAAGTGCAGTTGAGTTTTTGTTCAAAAGTGGCTCGAACTTTGAGGCTTATGCCGTGCTTATCGGGCTCAACGCGCAATCAATTCGTGAGGCGCTTCTAAGTGATGTTGCTCTTGGCAGCTCTACCGAGAAACTTTTTAGTGAGCAAATGCGGCGCGTTATCAAGATGCGCCAACGCTGGCAATTTCCTGCTGTTCTTGAAGATAGTCAGGCAGAGAGGTTTGCGGCATGACCGTTCAACCCGGCCAACGCTGGCGCTTACCCAGCGGTCGAGAAATACAAGTGATCGCCTACGACCAAGAAGACGCAGCCGTTGTCCATTGCGCACCAGTAATCGGTGGCGTGTTGAGTTCAGAGAAGCACCGGCTGCTGTTGTTGGCGGTCAGGTTTATTCAAACAGGAGTGCAGACGCGATGAAGCAGACAAAGATTGAACGGCTCAAAAAGATCATGGCAAAGCGCTGGGTTACGGCGCTTGACTCTGCCTTGCTTGGGTGCCCTATGGCCCTCAGCCAACGATGCGGGGAACTGAAGCGCGAAGGCTACAAGGTGCGCGACAAGTGGGTGACCACGCAAGGCGGCAGTCGGGTTAAGGCTTACACGCTGGCTAAGGGCTGCTGAACATGGCTAGAGCGCGGAACATCAAGCCCGGATTTTTCAGAAACGCCGATTTGGTCGAGCTGTCAATGACTGCGCGGCTTCTTTTCATCGGCTTGTGGACGATTGCAGACCGCGCTGGTCGCCTTGAGGATCGGCCAAAGCAAATCAAGATGGAGCTGTTCCCTGCGGACGATGTTGATTGCGGCTCTTGTCTGCAAGAGCTTGCCTCTATTGGTGTGATTGACCGGTATGAGTCTGGTGGTGTGCGCGTTATCCAAGTGGTGAACTTCAGCAAACACCAGAACCCGCACAAGGATGAAAAGGCAAGCACCCTGCCAGATCGTAACGGGCACATTGCTGAACACGCACCAACACCAAAGAAGCACGGTGCAAGCACGGTGCAAGCACCATGCAAAGACGGTGGCAATCCTGCTGATTCCCTATTACTGATTCCTGATTCCCGAATCCTGAACCCTGAACCCCTTAGTTCCGAAGCTAAAGCTTCGGGCGTTCCGCCTGCCCCGAGGGATGAAAAACAAGAGCTTTACGCCGCTGGCAAGTCCCTGTTGGAGCTTCGCGGAATGCCGAAGGCTCAGTGCGGGAGCTTCATCGCGAAGCTGACGAAGGACTACGGGCAAGAGGTTGCCTTGGATGCGGTGCGAGCTTCGGTTCAGGCGCAGCCACTAGAGGCGACCGAGTACCTCATTGCAACCTGTCAGCGCCTGAAGGGTGAGCGCAAGGACACCGGCCCGCCCATCACCGTTCCATCGAAAGCAGCAGACGAAACCGCCCGTTTGCTTGCGACCCAGGCCGCACACGCGGCACAGGCGGTGAGTGGTGCTGGCGCGGTCGCTAGGGCGGCTGAAATCAGGGCGAAATTGGTGGGGGCAGCATGAACTACGAACAAGGCTTCAGCGATGGCGAGAAAGCCGCATTCCGTGACCGCAAGGTTGGATTCGTTCGGGCCATGCCTGACGCGGACAACGAATACCGGCGCGGTTTTGTGGATGGCTACAGGCCGCGTTCGATTACTTGGGCGCTCAGGCCGACCAAGGCTGCTGGCTGGTGGCGCGAGAAATCGGAAGTGGTGAGCGCATGACTGAAAAGCACTGCCTGCTGTGCGGTCGAAAAGGCCATAGCTCACATCAGTGCAAGTGGCCTAAATGGGGCAACTACATGGAGAAATGAATTGATCGACGACGGACAGCGGCCAAACTTCGGCCAATTCACCCCGGCGCAACCCAGCCCGCGCTACAGGCTCACATGCGCAATTCCTGCATGCCAGCGCAAGCACGACGGCATAGGGTCGCGCAAATGGATTGCCGGAACCAAATTGATGATGTGCGCGGCATGCGCTGAAGCGCGAGAGATTCGCAGAATGGAAAGGATTGCGGCGTGAATGACATGCAAATCATGCGAAGCCAGGAATCAGAACCGGTACTCAGGCCGCACGAACTTTACGTGTATCAAATGCTGCGTGAGTTTATTGCAATCAGCAAGGCCGAATCGGAAAGCGCAAGAGGGCATGCTGGCTGCAATAGCAATGAGCAGGAACGGCCCAAGCAGGCAGGAAATACTCGACATGATGAAGAAGGCTACAGGGCCTTGATGGGGTATGTATGAAGTGTCCTATCTGCGGAGCCAAAGTAACGCCAGCCGCAAGGCGCAGCAAAAATGCTTATTTGGCCGTTGACATCGCATTGAACCAAACCAAGCGCGGCAGGGTATGCGAGAACGGCCACAGCTTCAACACCTTGGAGATATGGGAGGGCGAAGTGCAAAGGCTTCGTGGTCTGGCTTATCTTGGGTTGAATAAGGAGGTTGGGAATGTCTGAGCATCAAGTAACACTGCCTTGGCCTCCCAAGGAGCTAAACCCAAACCAAATCCAAAAGATTCACTGGGCCAAGAAAAACAGGATTGCTCAGGATTACAAGGCCGCGTGCTGGTGGGCGTGTAGGGCCGCGAAGTTTGAAGCGCCAAAGACAGATGGGCGGATTTTCGTGTGGATCGACTTCTACCCACCTGATCGCAGGCGGCGCGATGAAGACAACGCTATTGCGGCAATGAAACACGGGTTAGACGGCGTTGCAAAAGCCATAGGCGTTGATGACAGCCGGTTTAAGTTGCAGCCTTATTTCCACGAGCAAATCGGCGGCATGGTGAAGATTCGATTGACGGCTGGGCCGGAGGTTTTGGCGTGACTATCCAAAAATATCCTGGAAAAGATAGTTCAAATATGGTTTTTGTGCTTTCGCACGACCTAGCCCGCCGCAATGCCGTCGCAGCCGTTGCGAATGCGCCAGCTGGCTACAAGGTAACGGTGTCTGAGCCTTCAAAGACCCGAGACCAAGAGGAAAAGTATCACGCAGCCATCGGCGAGATTGCCAAGGCCAACCCGGAATACATGGGTATGCGCTTAGATGCAGAAGACTGGAAGCGGCTTCTCGTTGATATGTACGTCAAGTACCGCAGGGAGTTAGGCAAGCCGCTGCGCCAGGATGGCCGCATTGTTCCGGCGCTGGACAGGCAGGGCTTTGTGCAGCTTGGTGTGCAAACACGTCGCTTTCTCAAGGAGGAAGCATCCGGGTTCATCGAGTTTTTGGACTTTTACGCGGCAACGCTGGAGGCTGCTTGAACTACCTAAAGACGCCAACATTCAGCAGCGAGAAGCACCGCCGCGCAGTTGCAAGCCAGGAATGCGGGGCCTGTGATTCGTTTGCAGGCTCACAGGCCGCACACGAGAACATGAACAAGGGCATGGGCCTGAAGGTCAGCGATGCACGCTGTGCCGCCCTATGCCCGATCTGTCACCGCGAGCTAGACCAAGGAACAAAGATGACCAGGGAAGAACGGCGCGAGTTTTGGAAGGATGCGTTCATCACCACGATTGTGCGGATGATTGAGCGCGGCGTGTTGGTGGTGAAGTGAGTCGAACATGAGCCCAACACTTCAAGAGGTTTTAAGCGCCAAGCCAAGGCTTTATTTCAGAAAAGGCTGCTGGCACTGTGACGGCGAGGTCAAGTTCCGGCGCTTTTTTATTACGCGGCGCAATAGGTTTGTGTCGGATGCGCCTTCAGTTCGACTTGCTTTGCTGGGTTGGCAAATGGCGGCGCTTGGCATTCGGGGAAGCATAAATGAAGCTATTGCTACTTAAAAGCGAACCGCAGAAGAGCGCCAGATGAAGCCATACCAATGCCACAACCGCCATCCATTCAAGCGCACCTTGACTGTCCAGGACGGCTACAAACCAGACGGAACGCGCAAAATGATCGAAGTTCCGTTCAGGATGAGCCCGATCTGTGAATACACAGCAACAGACCTCGGTGGTGTTGACTCACGTTGCCAGGGTTGCAAGCACAAGGAATTGCATGAACTCGCTAGGCCAATTTGAAGAAATTGAGCGCCCATCAGAAAAAGACGAACTTCTCGCGATCCTGCGCCAGTTCCGCCAAGAACTAAAAGCAGTCGGCAGGGTGAGGGATGCTCACTTGATTGAGCGGGCGATTGATCGGGTTAGGCGCAAACATGCGACGCACCAGGAAATTTAAACATGCAGTGGCTTGAAGAAGAGGAATTCAGTAACGCAATGGCACGATTCCGTGCCGCACCTAGAGAAAACTTGCAAGAAGTGAACGCGGCTTTTGAGGCTGTGAAGCAACTTATAAGAGAAAACTGCGAGGAGATTGATTTGTTTCCTGACAGTAGGTTTGATGGATGCGATTGCGATTGATCGGGTTAGATCAAAAAATCCCACTACACCCCAAAAGCCCAAAAATCCCACGACAGGGGGTCAGGCCTAAAAAATTCCATCACAGGGGGTGCCGCTGCTTTAGCTCCAGTGTTGGATGCACCCCAGCTTTGAGCAGCAGCAACTCCCAGCGCGCAGAGTCCATGCCCCGCACCCCTGATTCGATCATTGACCAGTTTTTGCGACATGCGGCACCGGCATAGCCCGCAAGTTCGGCTATCTGCTGTTGGGTTAGCCCGAGTCGCAGGCGTAGGGCTTTGGCGGATTCTGGCGAGAAAGTCATTGTGCAGTAGACGATGCGGCGAGCAGTTTTATCTTGTCAAAATAAGAAGCCATGGCTGCACCCTCCAGCAATTCATAGCCATTTGCTGAAACCATAGCGCCGCCCCAATCTATTGGCTCTTGGGCTCTGGCCTTGGCAATAACTCGCGGCACCTCTTGAAACCATCTCAGGCTTCGTGTTTCTCCGGCCAATGAGTCATACCTAGACCCACGAACATCAATGCGCAGTCGCAAAACTGCCTTTTCAGATCGCCGTATCACAGCGCAACCGCCACTTGGCCATTGGAAAGAGCAATCAGGCTGCTTGCGCGGGCAGTACGCTCAACATTGCCCGCCAAAGTGAAACGTACCGTCTTGCCAGTAATTTCAACATTGTCGATTTCGCTCCCATCCCAATAAACAAGGCCGCTTTCAAGTTTGCTGGCTTCAATGGCTGGGAATTGTTGGCCTTTGATTTTTACTGCTTTCATTGTGTTTTGTCCTTAGTTTGCTGCTGCGACCGCGCAACACACAGTGCAATCCAATCGGATAGCCGCATCCCTGCGGCACGGCTTTGAAGCACCCAAGCCGCCTTGGTGGCGGCTGGTACGCGGAGATGGATGGTGGCGTCAGGCTGCATCTTTGTACTGCCACTTCGGATCGGCGGCATACCTTGAAATCGTTTCACGGTGCGCGGCCATTGCTGCCTCCAGTGACGAGTAGAGTGTTTGGCAATGGTTCTCGACGCCGGAATCGCTCCACGTCGTACCGAATAACCCGCTTGATGTTTTTACAACGCTGAACGTCCTTTTGCCGAATTGACTCCAGGCGGCGCTGTCGGTAACTATTATTTCGGTAACGATCAAGTCCGTGACCCGCATGAAGCCATCGACGCCATCCATCGAAACAGAGTCGGCGCTCGCATTGCGGCTTGCGTTGCGATATGTTTTGTAAAGTTTTGCCATGATGTTGCTCCTATCAGACGATTTCGTAGCCTTCGATTTCCCAATTTACGTTTGAGAGGTCTTCTCCTGCATCGTCCAGCTCTTGTTTAGTCGGGTAGTAGTAGGCCCTCAAAGAGCATTTTTCGCCGTCGCTGTCTTTGCACCAGATTGAGGCCACAAACTCCACTCTGTCATCTTGGTCTGGCATCAAGCGGCTGCTGGCCTCGCAGTTTTCTCGCTCTACCGCAGCAACTGCCTGTTCGCCGACGATTGCCACAGCTTCATCGCGTGAAAGTTCACCTTTTGTGCCCATGTTGATGCTCCTATCAGGATTCCAGGTGCCGCCTGGGCGGTGGACGCGATGCGCTGTCCATGTGTGTTACTGTATATGCGTATTCATTCAATGTCAACATCTTTTTTCGGTGTTTTTGATTGTTTTTTGCTATCGGTCGAAGCGCCCCGCTTTGCCTCTTTGGCAACCAGTTCTCGCACCCGATCCATGCCGATCAGTAGCACGTCGGCCCACCCGGCGTCAGTCCAGCGCATGGCGCGGTTTTTCATGGGCTCTCCTGGTGTTTTTAGCTTTCGGCCTGCGCCTTCGCGTTTGCCGCCTCGCGTCATGCGAACAACTCCGCGAATAGCGCTTCATCGTCAAGCTTTTTGGCAGGCCGGGACTTAGTGACGCGGTAGCCAGCATCCCGCAATTGTTTGAGTGTGCTATCCAGGTGGCAGGCGTAGATAACCCCGCCCTCGCATTCTTTTGCCATTTCAGCCCACGCTTTCTGCCCATCGGCAGTTTCTGGAAAAAACCGCACAAACATGCCGGTAATTGTGTATGTCAGGTCTGATGTTTGTTTGTTCATGTCTTTGATAGCTGCCCCTTGTTTTGGTGCGCTATCCAATCCTGCAAAGATCGCAGCGATAGCGTTATCGCGCTTTGATGCGCGAATCCAGGCGCGGCTAGTTTCGTGTTTGCCGTTTTTCTTCAAACCAGGCCCAATGTCTTGAGCGTGTCGGCCAGCGGAAGGCCCAATGTCTTTGCGGTCTTTGCGGCCGTCTTAAGTTCAGCGGCGGCCCGCTCTTTGCTAACGCCGCATTTGGCAACGATAGAGCCGATCAGGTCGGCTGTGATGGCTTGCTGGAATGTCATGATGTTTACTCCGTTTGTTTGCGTGTTGCCGTTCATGCCTCAACTTTGCCTATAAATCTGTGCATCGTGTTGTAGCCATCCTTGAAACGCCAAATAAACGGCTGAACGTTGCCCTTGTCGTTGTCGTACTCAGCCCAGCACAAATTCCCATCGATTGAATGCACTACGAACTTGATTTCTCCGAGTTTGTGATGGGTATATATGCCGCGCTGGCCTTTTGTTGGTGTCTTCATCCGGCAGCCAATTCGGTGGTGTCTATGGCACTGCGCAGGCGAACGGCAATTTCTTCAGCCAGGTCGCGGTAGGTCTCGCTTTTTAACAGCGATTGATAAAAGGCGGTCACCAATGCGTGGCGATGAAACGGCTGAGAAAGGAATGCTTTTGACATGGCGGGATCAATCACTGCAATCAGCTTTGAAGCTTCGATGATTGAGCTGTTGATGATGTTTTTTGTCATGTTGGTTGCTCCGGTTGGTTGCGTGTTGTCGATGTATGTACTGTATATGCACAATCAAAACAATGCAAGCACTTTTGTCAGATTCGCCATTGATTGTTGCTATTGACTTTGTGCATCAGGTAGAATCGCGCCCACATAGCGCGTCGGCAAAGAATCAACGTGCAACAGGAAACGGCTTCGGGGATATGGACATGACTTGTCAATCATCGACAGATACGCCTCAGCCGTCCGCAGTTCAGACTTGCGCAGCAGGCCAGATACAACGTTTTCTGACCCTGATGTAATTGGGGCATTTGGGCTTGCTGGGAAGCGTGAGCCATTGGGGGCCGCGCTTATGCGGCTTTTTACTGGCGACAACAATGCTGCTCAGGCGGTTATTGAGGCTCTGACTCAGAAGCTGCTAACTCACTTCCCGGCGAGCTTGAGGGAATCAGAGGCTCGAACCGTGGCAACTGGCGTCTTGGCATGGAATAGGGCCAATGTCTGCACTGTATGTCATGGCTCAGGATATGAGGTGATCCCAGGTACACCAAGCCTAAGCGACAAGGAATGCAAGTCATGTCGAGGAACAGGCAAGACGCTGTTTCATAGGCAATTCCACCGATCCAAGCTTGAATATGCAGACTGGGCTCAGGCGCAGATAGAGATGGCGCAAAGCAGGGCAGGCCAGGAAGCCATGCGAGCTATTGCGCCAAGTCTTGATTTGTGATACAAACTCGCAGCCAATAATGGAAGCCCGGTCGGGCTCGCAGAATAATAGAGGGCTTCTCACAGAAGAAGCTTTGCTGTCCCCGCAAGAAACATAAGCCGCCCAAGTGAGCGGCTTTTTGCATTTCAGCCTTTAATCCACACACATCACAACCAATGTACGGCATTCACCTCAAGTGCGATAACTGCGGCGTGACTATTGGCGGCGAGGATGTGACGCCCAAACAGCAGGGCATTCCAACACTTACCCGCAGACAGGGGAGTGAACTTCGAAGGCTGGCAGCACAAAGAGGTTGGACGCATCAAGCGACGGACTTGGACTACTGCCCATCCTGCACCAAACCCCAATCCACCCGCATCAGCCCGCACTAGACCGCCAGGTCACGGCTACCAGGGTGGCGCGTGCAGCGTCAACGCACAGGGCAAGCGTGACCCACTCTACACATGGGCCGCATCACGCGACGTGGTGGCAAGCAATCGGCGGAACTCCACCTACCCGATTAGGCGGCGGGCGCGTGAGATCGTAAGCATCAATGGCCTACAACAACCATGACAAGCGGCTAAGAGGCCGAGGCCTCCAGGCGACACGCTTGCGCATATGGACGCAAGACCCGCACTGCGCTATGTGTCGCAGGCTGGTTGCCTTCCCTCGCGGATTTGAGCTTGACCACATCAAGGCTGTTAACCAAGAGGTAGACAACAGCGATGACAACTTACAGGTGTTGTGCGTCGAGGTTGTTGATGGTGTTAAGACAGGTTGTCACGTTGACAAGACCGCAGCAGACCTCGGCTACGTTGAGCGAGCAAAGTTTGACGAGGACGGCAGGGTCAGGTGGTAGGGGGGGGCTGAAAAGTTCAGCACGGGGCCTCGGGAAACCGGTCTGTACCGTTCATTTTGCTAAACCTGGACAAATTTAGTTGTTTTAAGGCGACAAATTATGCAAAGAGGCCGCAAATCGAGTGATTCGATGGTGTTGGCGGCCCAAGTTGCGTCTGTTTCGCACGAGAGGCGGCTTCCTGCCCCGGCGCACATCTCTGAAGCAGAGTTGACGGTGTGGTTGGAGGTGGTGAACGACCAACCAGCCAGCGCATTCACGGCCACGCATGCCCCGCTGCTTGAGTTGTATTGCCGCCACATTGTCCAGGCCCGCATCCTTGCTGATGAGCTAACCAACTTCGACCGCGCCTGGATGGCTGACGACGAAGGGTTGAAGCGCTATGACAGATTGTTGTCCATGAATGAGCGCGAAAGCCGCGCCGCATCTTCACTGGCTACGCGCCTTCGTATTACCCGCCAGGCAGTTGAGCATCCAGCCACTGTCGGCACCTCTCTGAAGAATCAATCCAAGGCTCGCAAACCTTGGGAGCTTGCGCCCGCTGAAGAATGAAGCGTTCGGCTCGGAATGCGGCATGGATTGAACAATTTTGTCGCATCCCCGAGGGCAAGTTCGTCGGTAAACCTGTCAAGCTGACCAAGAAGCAAAGGCAGTGGCTGGTTCGCATTTACGACAGCCCGACCCGCCTGTTTATCCTGAGCATGGCCCGCAAGAATGCCAAGACGGCATTCAGCGCGTTCTTGCTGTTGCTCCATCTGTGTGGCCCTGAAGCAAAGCCGAACAGTCAGCTTTACTCGGGTGCTATGAGCCGCGAGCAAGCGGCTATTTTGTTTTCGTTGGCGGCAAAGATTGTGCGCATGTCGCCCGAGTTGTCGCAGTGCGTTCACCTTCGTGAGACTGCCAAGCAGTTGTTGTGCCCTGAGTTGGGAACGGTTTACCGTGCCCTTAGTGCAGATGCTTCGACCGCCTACGGTCTGAGCCCAGTCTTCACGGTGCATGACGAATTGGGGCAGGTTAAGGGGCCGCGCTCTGAGTTGTATGAGGCGCTGGAAACCGCTTCAGCAGCGCAAGAGAACCCACTTTCAATCGTCATCAGCACCCAGGCACCAACAGACGCAGACCTGTTAAGCCTTCTGATTGATGACGGGATGACTGGTGCCGATCCTCGGATCAAAGTAGAGCTTTGCACCGCGCCAGTAGATATTGACCCGTTCAGTGAGGAGGCCATCAGAGCGGCGAATCCTCACTTTGACGAGTTCATGAACAAGGAAGAGGTTTTCCGGCAGGCGCAGGACGCGAAACGACTGCCAAGCCGGGAAGCCAGCTTTAGAAACCTCATCCTGAATCAACGGGTCGAGGCCAGAAGCCCGTTTGTCACCGCTTCGGTGTGGAAAGAAAACGGCGACTCGCCAGATTCGTTAGATGGTCAATCCATCTTCTGCGGGCTTGACCTGTCCAGCGTCAGCGATTTGACCGCCCTTGTGTGTGTCACCCAAGATGGGGATGTTCACTCCACATTCTGGCTGCCAAGTGACGGCCTGGAAGAAAAGAGCAGGGCTGATCGAGTCCCATACGACGTGTGGGCGCGTGAAGGGCTGCTGGAAACAACGCCTGGACGCGCAATTGAATATGAGTTCGTAGCCGAACACCTGCGCGGCTTGTTTGATCGCTGTGACGTTAAAGCGCTGGCTTTCGACCGCTACAACATGAAGCACCTCAAGCCTTGGTTAGAAAAGGTCGGCTTCACAGAAGAAGAGTTAGAACGCTTCATCGATTTTGGCCAGGGTTACGCCAGCATGTCCCCGGCCATCCGTGAGCTTGAATCAAAGCTGCTTTCCAAGAAATTGCGCCACGGCAACCACAAGGTTCTAGAGATGTGCGCGAAAAACGCTGTCACCGTCAGTGACCCAGCGGGCAACCGCAAATTTACGAAACACAAAGCGACTGGCCGTATTGACGGCATGGTTGCGCTGGCTATGGCTGTTGGTGTGATGCCGACAGAAGCGGAGCCGTCAATAGACATTGACGCAATCATAAATTCACCCTTGGTCTTTTAATGGCGTCATTCCTCCAAAAATTCGGGAGTTGGTTCAGCTTTGGCGCAGCCATGGGCGAATCAAAAGGCCAGCAGATTGCTGCGCCTACTTCTCGTTTGGTTGATGGGACTCGAACCATTGGAGTTGATGGCGCACTTCAGATAAGTACGTTTTGGGCGTGCGTTGAACTTCGTGCGAACACCATCGCAAGCCTTCCATTCTTCGCCTACAAGGACTCTAGTGGGCAAAGAAAACTAGCCAGGACATCGCGGCTCTACTCACTCCTCCATGAGTCACCAAATAGCCGCATGACGCCGATTGAGTTCTGGCGGGCCATGATGATGAGTCACGACGTAAAAGGCAACGCATATGCAAGGCTGGAGCGTGACGAAAGCGGCGAAGTGTTGGCCATGTGGCCCATGTCTCCAGACCAAACAAAACTAGTTGTTCTTGATGATGGTTCTGTTGTCTATGAATACACAGTTTCTGGGCAAACGGTAATTCTGCAAGAGGACAGTGTTCTGCACCTGAAGGGCTTAGGCAATGGCACTGTTGGCCTTGAGCGCTTGGCCTACATGGCGGCAACAACTGATGAGCTAGCTAGTGCACAAACAGCAGCGACGAAACTCTATTCAGCTAGCGGTAAACCAACTGGCGTCTTGATGGTTGATGCACCGTTAAGCAATACCCAACGAGAAGCGTTGAGAAACAACTACGGCGAGCTGGCTTCAACATCCAACCAACGATTGGCGATTCTTGAGGCCAACATGAAGTATGAGCAAATCAGCCTGAGTCCTCAGGAGATGCAGCTTCTTGAGACGAGAAATTATGGAGTTGTTGAGGTTTGCCGATGGATGGCAACGCCACCCGTTCTTGTGCAGCACAACGATGGAGTTACCTACAACGGCTCAGAGCAGGTTATCGACTCTTGGCATAAGTTGGTGATCCGTCCGATTCTTGTTGGCATCGAGCAGGCAGTAAGAAAGCGCGTGATGACTTCGCGTCAGCGCGCAGGAATGACCGCTGAGTTTAGCCACGACGCACTTTTGCGCGGAAACATCACAGACCGATTCGAGGTGTATGCGAAAGCGGTTCAAAACGGCCTAAAGACCAGAAACGAGTGCAGGCAGTTGGAAAACGACGAGCCAATAGCAGGCGGCGATGAGCTGACAGTGCAATCAAACATGCTGCCAATGAGCAAGCTAGGTCAAGCCGTCGCATCTGGCGGCACAGGCGCAAACATTGCCCAGTGAGGGAACATGGAACACAAATCAATCAACCTAGAAGCCGCGCAATTCAAGCTGCGCAGCGATGAATCGACGTTTACAGGCTACGCCTCCACGTTCGGGAATGTGGACAGCTACGGCGACACGATCGTTAAAGGTGCCTATGCGGGCACTTTGGCCGAAAACGGCCTCCCAAAGATGTTTTTTAACCATGATTCGTCCGCTGTGCCTATTGGCAAGTGGGTAGATGCAAAAGAGGACGATTACGGCCTGTTGTTGACGGGCGAATTCACCCCTGGAAATACGCTCGCAAACGAGGTCAAAGCAGCCCTAAAACATGGCACTTTGGACTCAATGTCCATTGGTTACGCGCTGAAAAAGGGTGATTTTGAGGAAAAAGACGGTGGAAGATTGATAAAGCGAGTCAGTCGGCTTGCAGAGACTTCAATCGTCACTTTCCCCGCTGACAAATTTGCCCGCGTTGACCTGGCGAGCGTGAAATCAATTGATTTTGAGGCCCTGTTGCCTGAGTGCAAAACAGAGCGAGACATTGAACGGCTACTGCGGGATGCGGGGCTGGGCAAGTGGGAGGCAATGGCGATTGTTTCCCGCTCTAAGGCGATCTTTGAGGGGAGGGATTCTCCAGAAGACGCACAAGCGAAAACCACAGCGATGGTGCTCGAAAGACTCAACAAGATCATCAATCACTGACGCATAACCGCAACCCCTACAGCCGCCCTCGAGGCGGCTTTTTTATTTCCGAAGGAAAAAACCATGTCTGACGCAATTCTGAAAGCCCTCGATTCTGTTGAATCCAAACTGATCGCCATGTCTGAAAAGGCAGAAGGCGAAATGAAGACACTCGGCAAAGTCACAACCGACACAAAGGCTGCAATTGAGGCCATCGGCATCGACCAGCGCGAGTTGGCCGACCGCCTGCTGAAGTTGGAGCAAAAAGCCACCGCGCCCGCCGCCCAAGAAGCAAAGGACGAATCTGTCGGCGCTCAATTCACCAAGAATGCCGAGTACGACAGTTTCCTGCGCAAAGATGCTCGCGGGCGTTTGCGTCTTGAGGTGAAAAACACCATCACCAACGCCATCGGCAACACCTACAGCGACCGCAAGCCTGGTTTGGTTGAAGGTGCGTTTCGTGTCTTCACCATTGAAGACTTGCTCACCTCGATTCCAACAACCGCGCCATCAATTGACTGGATCCGTGAAAACGTCTTCACCAATGCTGCGGCAGAACGAGCTGAAGGCACTGCAAAACCTGAAAGTTCAATCACCTTCACGACCGGCACCATGCCAGTCAGTACGGTTGCTCACTGGTTGAAGATCACCCGTCAGTTGGCGATGGATAACGCGGCTTTGACTGCGTACATCAACCGCCGCATGGTGTATGGCGTGAATCTGCGTGTTGAGACCCAGTTGGTTTCTGGTAACGGCATCGCACCGAACATCAACGGCTTGACCAACGCAGGCAACTTCACGGCACACGGCTATACCTCCGCTTCGTTGACTGCTTTGGGTCTTTCTCCAACCAACCGTTTCGACTTGATCGGCAAGATGATTGGTGACACGGCGCTGGCTGACTACCCAGCCGACGCGATCATCCTCAACACCGCCGACTGGTGGACTATGCGTCTTGCCAAAGACAGCACTGGCCGCTACCTGTTGGGCGATCCTGTGAGCATGACCCCCCCAAGTCTGTTTGGCCGCCCTGTCGTGGCATCCAACGCCATGACAGCCGACAACGTGTGGGTGGGCAGCTTGGCTCAGGCCGCAACCTTGCACAACCGTGAGGGCGTCGTTGTTGAGTTGAGCGACTCGGATGAAAACAACTTCCAGTTGAACTTGGTAACCATCCGCGCCGAGCGTCGTTTGGCCTTGACGGTTGAGAAACCAGCCGCAGCTCGCTACGGCGATTTGACCCCTGCCTAAGTAGTGATGTGGGCGGCTTTTGTAGTCGCCCACTTTCCAAAACATGGGGGAACAAATGGAACAAGTTGAAGTTGAGATTCTTGGAATGGTCATCACGCAGCGCTATGGAGTCCTTAAAAGCGGCGACATCTTGCGCACTGATGCCGACTTCGCAAAGCACTTGGTTAACGAGGCGTCGGCGGCCAAGTACGTTGATGCCGTGAAGCCCAGTTCCGAGCCAGAAGAAACCAAGCCAAAACGCAAGAAAGCCGAGGCATAAATGGCATCACTCATCTATACCAGCGTGATCGAAGACATGGCGCGTGGCGCGGTTGACTTCGATACAGACACATTCTTTGTCATGCTCACCACATCGAGCTACACCGAGAACAAAGACACACACACCAAGCGCTCAGACATCACCAACGAGGTGAGCGGCACTGGATACACCGCAGGCGGACAGGCAGTTGTGCCGACCATTGCGAAAGACACCGCAACTGATCGCGTCACGATCACCTTTCCAACGGTGACTTGGCCTAGCTCAACCATCACAGCACGCAAAGCTGTTTACTACAAACGACGCGGCGGCGCTGCAAGTGCCGATGAGTTGGTTTGCGTGAACGATGAATTCGGCGGCACTGGCACATCTGCTGATGTCACTACTTCGGCAGCAACTTTCACGCTAAACGCCACGTCTGTTCGCTTCCAGAACTAAATGAGCGACACCAAGCCTCCAGTCGAGCAAGGCGACATTGTCTTGCTTGATGTACGCGAGCGCGGCGCATGGGTGCCCGCCAAGGAGGTTGCTGAACTGCAAGCCGATCTAGACAAGTGCCGTGCTGAGAACAAAGGCTGGCGCGGCATGTTTCGCCGCGTGCAAGAAGCCCTGTTTGGCGGCAAAGCGCGCAAAGACGATTTCGACAGTGAGTTTCCCCTATGACTGATTCGCTGCTGCTTTGGCTGGCCTTTGGCTCCATCGGCTTATTGGTGGTTATTGCCTTGTTTGCGCTGCTTTTTCTGGCTGGCGTTGGGGTAGGAAAGAAATGACTGTTTACGTTGCAGTTTCTGGGGCGACGGTTGGGATTGGCAGGTTTTTTAACCCACATGTTGCGACGGCGCTTGTCGGTGATTCATTGACCCAGAACGCCATTTATGAGCTGACAACGGCGACATGGATGGGCGGCATTTCTGGTGGCGTTTTGAAACCAGTTCATAACGCTGGCGTGGCCGGTGAAACAACGGCTCAGATACTGGCGCGCATCGACAACAGCTACACCGCAGGCTCACCAGGTTTGGCTGGTTTGGCGAGTGCGCTTGGCTTGCCAAAGTTGGGCTCAGTGTTCCTGCGCTGTGGCACGAACGATGCGCGAGCTTTGACAAACTGGTCTGGCATATCAAGCAACTTCGCAACGCTTGTGACCAAGTGTCTGACCTACGCGGATCAAGTCATCATCGGTTCGGTTCCGCCGATCACGTCACCAGAAGCAAGCGCCGCCGCAAAAGACGCGGCAGTGCAAAACATCAACGCTGGCTTGCTTTCCACATACGGAGGTGGCGCGTTTGCTGGTGTTGTTTACATAGACGATGGCGCGGCCTTGCGGGTGGGTGGCGTGCCATCTGGCGCTGGTGTCAGCAGCTATTTCACTGACGGCGTCCACATGAACTATGCCGGGTTGCGCCGCATGGGCATTGCTGGAGGCGATTTACTGGTTTCCGCCTACGCTGCCAGAGGCTACAGCTACCCGCTGCAACTGGTCACAAGCAACACCGACACCTATCTGGTCACGCCAGCAAGCAACCAGTGGGCCAATAACCCAGCAACCACTGGGAGCGGCACGCTGTCTGGTGGCGCTTGGAGTGGTCAGGTTGCTACCGGCTACAGCATTGACACCTTCTTCGGGGCAGGAACTGCGTCAATCGTTGCTGCTGCTGGTGGCGATCCAAACCAAACGCCCTGGCAGCGCGTAACGCCAACAGGCGGGCAGGGCGGCGGCTGGGCTGAGTTGCGCATGGCTACGTCTGGCCGGTCGATCACTTCCGGCGACCCAAGCCGATGCGAGGCAATTGTTGAGGTTCGGTTCAACGCGCTTGACATATCCAACGCCAGGCGGTTGACATTGTTTGCTCGTGGCAACACCACCAACAACCAATACCTACTGCCTCAGTTTTGGTTGGGGCTTGGCCCTGAAGCAACGACCGTGACAAAAACAGTGGTGATGCGAAGCGCACTGCCACGGCAAAGCGGCGCGACAGAAAGCGGCGTCACGTTGGCGCTTGCTTTGGAGTGGCAAAACACATTCAGCGGCGCAAGCATCGGATCGTTTGATGTGCGCTGCTTTAGCTTGAGAGGCTAGCAATGCCGTTTCAATATTCTGCGCAAAATTCTCTCAACTCATTCACAAATAACTCACACGTCCTGTCGGTGACAGTTCCTTCTGGCCTGACCAATTCGGTCATGGTCATCATCAAGGACTGCAACAACGACTTGCCCTGGTCAACGTATACAGGCATAACCGTTAACGGCTCTTCCACTGGAATAGTGGATATTGGAAATTCTGGTGCGGCCCTAGCGAATCGCTCGTTAAGGGCCTGGTATCTATTGGCCCCAGCTTCCGGGACATACAACGTATCCATTAACTTCAACACCTCAAGCTCAAACGGTGGCGCGTTGACTGTCCTGGTGTTTGATGCAATTAACCAAGTTTCGCCAATTGCGGCCTTTCAAGCAGTCAGTGGCGGCAGTGTTTCTAGTCCAATCGCAGCGCCATCGATAGCAACTCCATCGGGCGGATTTGGAATTTTCTCCGCTAGAGCATTTGGCGGATCGGCCTTAACTCCAAGCGCAGGCACAAACGTTGGCTCGATTGGTGAAAGCTCTGTCTCGTATCTCCTGAATGGCACATCCACGAGCTTTTCGTGGACTGGAACAAGCCCCACTCAAGCCTCTGCAATAGCAATTGCATTGACGCCAGCGTCAGGCGGCGGATCAACAGCACAAGGCACAACCGTAACCGCCACAGCCTCCATATTTGGAGGAGCGGCGACAGGAGGCGTTGCTTCTGGCACGTTCACAAGTGAAGTTTTGAGGCGAAATAACGGAACTGTTGCAGCAAGCATCGGCCTTAACTATGTGCGCTTCTACAACATATCTACTGGCGCACTTGTGCTTACAAGGGCAGGTCTGTCCACAAATGGCGCTGGAGTTTTCACGACCACAGATGCGGCATTGGTTGCAGGAACGACCTACGCGATTGACTGGGAGGAAGTAGGCGGACAGCGGCGCATGCCGCGTAAGGCTGCAACGTGAGCTGGTTATCTGATTCGACCGAGCTGGTTAGTGGTGGTTGGCTTTCTTCCGCGTATGAAGGCCACGGCGTCAGGGGAGATCAAGTCCCATCAACCGGCGCACACGGCCCAGCGCTGCTTTACCAGCATGTCGTGCTTCCTGGTGACGCAGCGGCAGAGTTTCGGTGGGTTCCAAGCACAGCGCCTGGTTCTGGAACCTTTGTTTTAAACGAGGACAGCTCGGCAACGCTGACGGGTGCGCCTGATGGCTCGTATCCATTAAACGGCCAGTGGTTCAAGGATGGTGTTCTAGGCGGCACGTCGAACAACACCATTGTTATCGGGACAACAGCAAGCGGCGCACTAATCACTGTAGGCGCGTCGATATTTGGCGGATCGGCAACAGGTGGAAGCGCCACCACGGCACAGGGCGCAACCATCACAAGTGTTGCGTCAATGTTTGGTGGTTCTGCCGTAGGTGGTGGTGCTTCGATAGCCCAGGGCGCAACGATTCAGGCGACCACATCAATCCAAGGCGGTTCTGCTTCATCTGTAGGCGGCACAGCAACAGCCCAAGGCGCACAGATCACCGTCACGGCATCTATTCGAGGCGGCAGGGCTACGAACGGCGCACTTTCAAACGTGCTTGGTTCTTTGGCTGGAACCATCAAAACAAGCTACCCGAAGCGCCCATCTAACCGCCAATCAGGCTACAGGCACTAAGCAAGCGTCACACACAACCAGCCCGCCACGTGCGGGCTTTTTTACGTCTGAACATCCATGAGCCACAAGATCATCACTCCCGCTGCGGCAGTCATTGACTTGCCAACGCTGAAGGCACACCTGCGTGTGGATCATGCCTTTGATGATTCTTTGATTTCCGCCTACCTGATGGCCGCAATGGCTTATGCCCAGCACTACACCGGAACAGCCATTGGTGAGCAGGAAATCGAGCTGGCTTTAGATGGCTTTCCGCCTGGTGCTATCAGCCTTCCACTAGCCCCAGCTTCGTCACTGGTCAGCATCATCTATGTGGACGAAGCCGCTACAGAACAAACGCTTGCGACCACCGCCTATGCGCTTGATAACTACGGTCTTTCCCATTGGGCCATGTCTGCTGCTGGTTCTGACTGGCCTGCTACTTATGAGGCCGCAAACGTTGTGCGCGTGCGGTACATGGCCGGTAGCACAACGCTTGACCCGGCAGTCAAGGCCGCAATCCTGTTGATCGTTGGGCATCTGTACGAGAACCGCCAAGAAGCGACAGATAAGAAGCTTGCCAGCGTTCCTCTTGGCGTGAATGCGCTTCTGGACACAGTGAAAGTGTGGGCCATCTGATGGACATCGGGCGCTTGAATCGTCGTGTGGTGATCCAGGCTCAAACACCAACCGTTGACGCCGTTGGCCAGCCCGTCAACACATGGTCAACGTTTGCCACTGTCTGGGCCGACATTCGATTCAACACTGGTCTCAAGAACCTGGAAAACATCACCGCTGATGCTCAAAACTCAGTGGCTGTTGCCAGCATCCGCATCCGCTACCGCAGCGATATCACATCAGCAATGCGCGTGGTTGATGGTTCAACCGTTTATCACATCAAAGTGGTTCTCCCCAACATTGGGGCCAAGGACTACACCGACTTGGTTTGTGAGGTTGTCAATGGCGGGTAAAGGAGGTAATACCAAAACCGTCAGCATGGGCTTGAAGTTGTCTGACCTGGAGAACTTTGTCAACGAGTCGAAAGAGAAGATTCAAGCCGCCGTGCGCCCTGCCGCCCAGGCTGGTGCTCAGGTTTTGTATGAGGCCGTGAAGTCAAACGCTGGCCGCAACAAAAAAACCGGGAACCTTGAGCGCTCCATTTACCAAAAGTACAGCGAAACCAATAGCTCCGAACTGAGGGCCACTTATCACGTTAGCTGGAATCACATCAAGGCACCACACGGAAGGCTTTTGGAGTGGGGCCACGCCCAGCGATATAAGGTTTACGTTGGTTCTGATGGCAATTGGTACACCGCAGTGCGCAAGGCAATGCAAGGCACACCAAAGCCAAGCCGCAGGGCATCACAGGCCGTCAAAGACGCTTACTACGTTGTTCTCCCAACTCCGAAATACGTTCCGGCAATTCCATTGGTTCGTGCTGCTGTTGTCTCGCACGGAGAAAAAGCGGTTCAAGCAATGAAAGACGAATTCGCGCGGAGGCTGGCATGACAGTAGAAGCCGACCTGTACACCCTGCTTAAAACGCAATGCGACCGCGTATTCCCGGACTTCGCGCCTTTGAGCACAGTGCGCCCATACGTCACCTATCAAAAGATAGGCGGCAGGCCCATCAATGTGTACGGGAAGCTGGTTCCAAACAAAGCCTTGAGCATGTACCAGATCAACGTTTGGGCAGACACCAGGATCCAAGCCGACGCGCTGTCTTGGGCCATTGATGCGGCCATGAGAACAGCAACAGTTTTTGACGCCAAACCAGAGACAGACCCTGTTTCTGTGTTTGAAGACGACGAACCAAATTTAAGGGGCACGCGGCAAGACTTCGCCGTTGTCCACAACCGATAGGGCTTAGGCCCTCCGCATAAGCCGCCACGGGAAACCAGGGCGGCTTTTTTGTTGCCCACCTCGGGCATCCATCCGCCGCCTTCGGGCGGCTTTTTCGTTTCTGAAAGGAAATCCAAATGGCTTTTAATTTTCCCGAGGGAGCAAAGTTCTACTTCTCCCAAACGTTCGGATCAGCACTAACTGTTTCCGCCATCACCAATGCAGACCCAGCAGTTTGCACATCGACTGGTCACGCGCTCGTTGACAACGACGAGATTTTGTTGACTTCAGGCTGGGAAGACGCAACCGACACCGTTTTCAAAGTCGATCAACTGACGGCCAACACCTTCAGTTTGTTGGACTTCAACACCACGGACACCACCTGGTATTCACCTGGTGGCGGTGTTGGCACAGCCCAAAGGGTAACCGGCTGGGTTGAAATCCCTCAAGTGTTGACCATCGCTACGTCTGGCGGCGATCCTCGTTTCACCGAGGTGAACCTTCTCTCGCGTCGTAACGGCCTGAGCATCCCAACAGGCTTCAACCCTGCCCAGGTTGATTTGACTCTGGCTCACGATCCAGCAAACGCCAATTACAAGCAAATGCTGCAAATCACTCGTTCGCTCAAGAAAGTGGCGTTCAAGTTGTTGTTGGGTGGTGGTTCGACTTCCTACGGTTACGGCTACATGGCCGTGTCTGAAACCCCTCAGATGAACAGCAACCAGGTCAACCAAGTGTCTGCATCTTTCACGATGCTGGGCCGCACCATCAGCTACTCCTAATCGACTGCCCCGCAGTTGCCATGCCCACCCCGAGAAATCGCGGTGGGCTTTTTATCGCCCGCAGGTAGCTCCTGAGTCCGGGCGTTTTTTACTTCTAAGGACAAAACATCATGGCAAAAATCACCCTGGGCAATCGCCCCACCGAATTCAAACACACCGTCAAATTCCAAATGCTTGACGGAACGAATGCCTCTATCCAAGTGAAGTACAAATACATCACACGCCAGGAAGCGGCCAAGCTGCAAGACGAATTGCGCGCAAAGGCAAAAGCCCGCGTTGGTGATGTGAGCGATGACAAAACACTCTCCGAGTTGATCCAGATGGCCGACGAGTCAAACGTTGATGGCCTGATGGGCTTCGTTCTTGGCTGGGATTTGGACGAGCCTTTTACCCGCGAGAACGTCGAGAAGCTGTGCAACGAATTCCCAGCCGCCGCTGAAGCCATGCGCGATTCCTATTGGGGCGCGGTTTTGAATGGCCGCTTGGGAAACTAAAAGCCTGTGTCGCTGCGCTTTATTCAGGCGCGACACAGGCTCCAAGAGGAAACGCATTTGATATCTCTGGCCTTTCAAAGCCGAGAGACGTAGAGGTTTGGCCTGAAAACTGGCCATCCTTCAATCTATTTGCGAAGGTCGGAACCCAATGGCGGGCTGGCATGGCCGGGGCAACAGGTCTTGATTACTGCGCCCTCTACCCGCTGCTGGACAAAGCAACAAAAGACGACGCCGAATGGTGGCAGCTATTCGATGACATTCAAGTGATGGAAGTCGAAGCGCTTTCAATCATGGCGAGCAAAAACAAATAGGCCTTTCGTGGCCTATTTTTATTGGGGCATCAATGTCCGACAACCAAAACCCAAAAATCCAAGCGGAGATCGGTTTAAATGCCGACCCCGCCTTAAAAGGATTCGAGAGTGTCAAAAAGGCTGGGCGTGATGCCGCCCAGTCCTTGGCTGAGTCTGGAGAGCGCGCATCAAAAGCGATAGCTGGCCCTGGTGATTCTGCCGAAAGTTCGGCAAAGAAGATCGTACAGGCTGAAAGCAGGATTGAAGCGTCACTCAAACGCCGCATTGCACTTGAGGAAGCATCGCTCAAAGGTCAGCGGGCAATTGACGAAGCCCGCATTTCAAACCGTGGCGCTGACCCCGCCAAGTTCGCGCCCTACCTTGACCAACTGGAGCGCATCCGCCAACAGCAAGACGCTGTTAGAAACTCCATGCTCAACAGCGCCAAGAGCCTTGACTATGTTGGTCTTTCGGCAAAGCAAACCACCGCAGCACTGCGCCAAGTTCCCGCTCAGTTCACCGACATCATCGTCAGCCTTCAAGGCGGACAGGCCCCTCTTACTGTTCTTTTGCAGCAAGGCGGTCAGCTTAGGGATGTTTTCGGCAGTGTTGGCAATGTAGTCAAGGCGCTAAGTAGCACCATTTCTGGCTTTGTCGCAAGCAACCCACTGTCTGCCGTGGCCGCTGCGGCTGGAGTGGTTGCATTCGCATTTGAAAAAGGCGCACAAGAGCAGCGCGAGTTTCAAAAGACGCTGATTCTCACTGGAGGCGCAGCCGGTGTAACTGCTGGGCAGTTATCAGACATTGCTGCACAGATTGACCAATTCAGCGGTGCCACACAAGGCAAGGCCGCTGAAGCCTTGAATATCTTTGCAAACGCTGGCATCAAAGGCGCTGACAACCTGCAACGCTTCACCGCAGCGGCCATCGAGTTTGAGCGTGCCGGTGGCGGATCAATTGAGAAGGTTGCGGAGAACTTCGCCAAGTTAGGCAAAGATCCCCTGAAGGCGAGCCTGGAGTTAAACAACTCCATGAACTTCCTGACCAAATCGCTCTACGAGCAGATTAAGGCGCTGGAGGATCAAGGCCGCGGTACCGAAGCGGCCAGGCTGGCACAGGAAGCCTATAACGCCGCACTGAACGACCGCACGCCGCAACTGTTGCAAAACCTCGGGCTTATCGAGCGCGGATGGAATGCCATCAAGGACGCAACTAAAGGCGCATACGACGCACTACTAGATATTGGCCGACCACAAACAAACGACGAAGCAATCGCTGCGCTTCGTTCACAACTGGCTGCGCGACAAGAGCGCAATGCTTCGCTAGGGATTGCTGACGGCAAAGCGACGCAAAACATTAAGGATGAGCTTTACGGGCGCGAGGAAATGGCTCGCCTTGAGGCAAAGAGCGCATCTCTTGAGGCGCAAAAGTTGGCATCTGTAAAAGCTGCCGCTAGCTGGGATGAGGTGCGCTCCAAGTTCCTCACAAGAGAAGAGCAACTTACAAGAACAATCACTGATCTGCGCACAAAAGCAAATGCCGCGCTAAAACGTGCCGATGGCCCACAGCAGGAAAAAATTAAAGCAGAACTTGCAGCTGCAGAGGCTGAGGCTAGAGCCTCGGCATCTAAGGGTGGTTCATCTCGCTCAAGCTCCATCAGCGACTCCGAACTAACGAACCTAAAGGCGCGAGTTCAGCAGGAACAAATCTACCTTGAACTCATCCAGCAGCGCGGCCTTGCAGCCGACAAGCTGAACGAGGGAGAGCGTGCGGCAATCAAGCTGCAAAACGAGTTGAACGGAAAACTTGAGCCAAGAGTTCGTGCGCAGAAAGAATTGGCACTAGAGCAGGCAAAACTGTTGGGCCAAACTATTGCTCAGTCAGATGCTGAAAAAGAAGCCATAAGGATCAAAGAGCAGGCCATCAAGAATTCACGCAAGGCTTACGAAGACCAGTTGGCCATTGTTGAAAAGTCTGTTGATTCACTCCGCGAGCAAACAGAGAAAGAACTTGAGGCCGCAAATGCTGCTGGCAAAAGCAAAGAGCAGATCGCAGCCCTTGCAGCCGCGAAGTTGGAAGAGTTGGCCATCACAAAAGACCGGCTCGCTGCACTGGAGGATGAGCGCGACGACTCAGGCGAGTTAGCCAAGAAGTACCGCGAAGAAGCAAAAGCACTCAGGGAGCTTGCAGAAGCCAAAAAGATTCGCGCCACGTCGGAAACGAACGCTGAGATTGCAAGAGAGTCTGAACGTGCATTTGAAAAGATGCAAGAAGACGCAAGGCGAGCAGCCGAATCCATCAACAACAGCCTGACTGACGCCATTCTGCGCAGCTTCGAGAGCGGCAAGTCTTTTGCGGAGACATTCCGCGACACGCTCAAAAATATGTTCAAGACTTTGGTTTTGAAGCCTGTCATTCAGTTCGCGCTGGCCCCCATTACTGGCGGGCTTCAGTCTCTGTTTGGAGGGGGTAGCGGAGCCGCTGGCGGCGGCCTTGGTGGTCTCGGGTCGTTATTTGGCGGCTTTGGCAACTTCGGCGCTGGCATAGGCGCAGGTTTCAACGCAGCTCGCGGTGAAGGTGGTTTTGGTGGCGCATTTAGCGCGGCTGGTGCGGCCTTTGGTGCTGGAAACTTCAGTGGTGGACTTGGCACTGGCCTTGGTGCTATTGGTGCGGCCATGCCGTACATCGGCGGCGCGCTGGCGCTTTTTAACGCATTCAGGCACCGCGCAACGCCACACCTTGGAAGCGACGTAAATGTCAGTGAACAAGGTCAAGCCACCACAAATCGCGGCGGTTACCTTGCTGGGAACTTCAATCAACAGACAGACGATGCGCTTCGGTTTCTTGGGTTGGGCAGTGTCGGCTCATTGAATACGCTGAGTCAAATTTTTGGCGGGTCTGGTGGGTTTAGCGCAAACCTGCAATTTGCAGCAGACGGCAAGGACGCAAGCCCTGGGGATTTCGTTTTGCGCCAAAACGGCAGTGAGCTGTTTAACCTTGGACACGAAGCAAACGGGGGGCCTGGTTATAAGTTGTACGGAAACAACCAAGAAGAGGCCATGCGTGCGTTCTTCAGTGATGTTTCCAGGGGAACCCTTGAAGCTGCCCGAGAGATGGCTGGTTTGCCAGCGTATGTGCGCGACGAGTTTGCCCGCCTAAACGACGACGCTTCACTTGAGCAAATCGGCGCGCTGGTCGATCAAATAGGCGTCTTTCAGACGCAGTTGTCGAATATGCAGCTTGCCATCGGCTCGCTTGGTGCTGCGTCAGATGAGGCGTTGTCCAGCATCATCAAAAGCGCTGGCGGTATGCAGCAGTTCGGCGCTTCGGTTGATTCTTATTGGGCCAACTTTTTCAGCGACGAAGAGCGGCTTAACTTTGGCCTGTCTCAGTTGTCGAACGAATTTGACCGGCTTGGTGTTGAGCTTCCAGAAACGCGCCAAGGCTTCCGCGACTTGGTGGAGGGTATCGACACCAGCACGGAGTCAGGCCAAAGGCTTTATGCGTCACTCATCAACCTGAACGATGAATTTGCGTCTTTGGTTCCCGCCGCTGACGCAGCTCAAGTAGCTGTTGAGCAAATAGTTGTATCAGCGCAGCAAGCATTCCAGGCCCTGCCAACCTATGCCGCCTATGGCTCCTACGTTCAAGATGGCGTCACATACATAACAGGTAATGCCACCGACCTGGCTGCGGCGGCAAATAGCGCTGGCTCTGCTTTGCAAAGCGCATCAAATGCTTTTGCTGGTCTTGGTGATGCCATTACCGATGAAATCAAGCGGATTCGCGGCGTGCTGACTGGTGGCGACAAGGCAAGCGCACTTGCCAGCTTCGCAACGCTGACCGCGCAAACGCGGGCTGGCGACTTGGAGGCTGGAAAGCTGCTACCAAGCGCGAGCCAGGCCTATATCAAGGCTGTCGAGGAGTCAGCATCCTCATTGCTGGAGGTCAGGCGTGCTCAAGGCTTCGCGCTGTCTAGCCTGATGGAAACGCGGGCAATTATTGGGCAAGGCCCAGCGGTCAGTTCGCCCACAACGTTCACGCCCAACTTCACGCCGTCCTATTCACCTTCCGGTGCGACACAGCAAAACAATGACGCGCTGATTGCTGAAGTGAAGCTGCTTCGAGAAAGGGTTGACCTGTTGGTTACCAGCGCTCAGACGACTGCCGAGGTGTTGGACAAGGCTTCACGCGGCAACCAGCCGTTGGCAGTGGAGGTGCAGTAATGAGCGAATTGAACGTTCTATTTCCGCAAGAAATCACAGACTCGAACTACACCTATTCAAGCATTGCCGAGCCTGACCTATCAAGGGGAGAGGCTGTTTGGGTATCTGGAAATAACAGCGCCATCGGCACACGAGTCATCAGGACGCAAACGCACCGCGTTTATGAGCGAATCACAACTGGTGTCAGCACGATACCACCTGAAGACGACGCGGTTATTTGGGCTGACGCTGGCCCTACAAATAAATGGGGGTGGGCGGACAGTTACAGCGACACCGCCATTGTGTCGAGCGTGCCAATTGTTTTTTCAGCCACACCAGGCACCGTTACGGCGATGACGTTCCAGGGCCTTGTTGGAGACGCCATCACCGTCACTGTCAAAGACGCTCCAGGCGGGTCGGTGTTGTTCACGGACGCATACAGCCTCTACGACTACCCTGGCTTGGATTTGTATTGGGAGTATTTCTTCTATTTCCCTCTGCAACTTGACAGCCTCGTCATTACCGACATCTACCCTGAACCAGCTTGCGAGGTGACTGTGACTGTTGGGATCACAGGCACTCACTTTGAGTGTGGGCGCGCCAACTTCGGCAACCTTGAGTCGGTTGGATTGCCTGAGTACGGCATCACGGCCAAGCCGCGCAGTTTCCGCAAGATCAAAACAGACGACTTTGGCAACGTCACTGTTATTCCGGGCCGAACGGCTGTTGATTTGTCCGGCTCTTGTGTGCTTGAAGTTGACAAAGCAAACGCAGCGTTTGAGTTGATTAAACGACTGCAAAACACCCCTGTGTCTGTCATTCCTAGCTCACTGGAAAAGTACAGGCACCTCATCAACTTCGGATTCCTTGATGCGGACATCACCGCAGAAGGCCCGACTCACTCCAAGATTTCACTGAAGATGGAAGGAATAACCTAATGCCTACAAACCCAGGCGTAATCTCACCGCCTCCACTTGCTGCGCCAGACCCTGGCGACAAAGCCACGTTTGCATCTCGCATGTCGTCGCTCCTGACTTGGCTCAGGACAACGCTTTACACCGGAGTCAACACATCAGCGCAAGCCTCTTACACCAACGCAACCGAGGCGGCTGCATTCGCTCAGACAGCGATTGATGCGGCTGCTGGTGTATCTGCGCCTGCTTGGACATCAGGGACTTACACGGTAGGAACCGCCAGATACAGCCCGATCAATCAACTTCTTTACCGCTGCATCCTGGCTGGCTCCAGCACGACAGACCCCTCTGCTGACCCCACAAGATGGAAGCTGATGGCCGATGAATTTACCGAGGTGATTGTCACCGGCAGCACACACGCAGCAGCGCACCGCACCACGATCAAGATTCGCACGGCAGGCGCTTGCACGGTAACCATGCCGACGCTCACAAACGGCTTCCGCTGCGATATCAAGGTGGAAAACGGGCGCATGGACAACCTTGTGAACTGGGGCGGCGCGGGCCATGAAGACAGCACAGACGCCACGATGCTGTTGGATGACCCCTATGAATTCATCAAGATCACCGGCTCTAACGTTTGGAGGATTTCCACATGAGCGCAAGCAGCGATTTCACGGGCAAGAGTTTCAGGCCAAAAGGAAATCCCACAGAACTCACTTCTGGTTCTGGCACCTTCATTCCTGCCGCAAACAATATGTGGTATCGCTTCGAGATCACAGGCGGCGGCGCAAGTGGTGCGGGTGGTGATTCAACAGACGGCGGCGGTGGTGGTGGTGCTGGTGAAACTGTTTTCGGTTTGATCCGAATACCCATTGCTGGCATTGCCTACCAAGTGGGGGCTGGAGGTGCAGCAGTTGCCGCTGCATCGCAAGGAAATCACGGTGGGGCTACGGTTCTCGGTTTCATTAGGGCATCTGGTG